TTACCACTTGGTAAACATGCTAAAAGATGCAGAACCAATGGATTTAGGTCCAGTAGACTTATGGGCTATGGCTCAGAAAGTTGAAATGCCACTTTACCAAATGTCAAGTTTTGGTGGCAAGAATGTTATCATGGTTGATAATGCTCGTGGTGAGTACAGATGGCAAACACCTGTATCAATTGATCTACCTTATATCCTTGAGGATATTGAACCAGACAATACTTTTAAAGGTCTTGAAGGTGCAACATTCCGTATCAAGTTAAACCGTAGAGAGTTTGGACATGGTGATATCATCACTTATGACAAATACAATGGTGTTGAGATGTACATTACTGCAGAAGATATTCTTCCTTTAGGAGATGCATTTATCTATACTGTTCAGTTAGTAAACAATGACAACTTCAAATACTTAGACAACAAGTACTTGGCTAATGGTACTAAAGTTTTCCGTAAAGGTTCTGCCCGTGGAGAATATGGTGAGAGATTCTCTGATATCACAACAAGAACAGGATTCCGTGAATTCTATAACTTTGTTGGTGGTGCTGAAGCTCACGTACATTATTCTATCTCTAGCCGTGCTGACTTAATGATCAAAGGTGGTATGAATGCAGATGGTACAGTTCCTGTAACTGAGATCTGGAGAACATTTGACAAATCAGTTGATCCATCAATTTCATCTTTGGATGACATGGTTAAAGTAATGGGTAAAGACAAAGTTAAACGTGCTTTTGACAATGGAGATTTATCTAGAACTTTCTTAACACAAATGGAAGCTGCTCACCTTTCTAAGGTAGCATCAGATATTGAGACTTACTTAATGTGGGGTCAAGGTGGTAGAGTACGTCAAGATGGTCCAGATGATCTAAGATTATCAGTGGGTCTTTGGAGACAGTTGGATAACTCATTCAAAAGAGTATATAACAAAAATAACTTTACACTTGATTTGTTCCGTGGAGAGATCTACAACTTCTTCAATGGTAAAGTTGAGTTCCAAGGTCCAGATCCTAAGCGTTCACTAGTTGTACAAACAGGTATGGGTGGAATGAGAATGGTAAATGAAGCTATCAGACGTGAGGCTGTATCTTCAGGTTTATTAATTCAAGCTGCTGATATAGGTGCTATCACTGGTAAAGGTATGGACTTGAATTTTGGATTTGCTTACACTTCTTATGTAATTCCATTCTTGGCAAATGTTAAGTTTGTACTTAACCCAGCATTTGACAATGTTCATACAAATGATATTGAGAACCCAATCATTGATGGTTTCCCATTATCTTCTTACTCATTCATTATCTTTGATATCACAGATAACACTAATGACAACATTTTCTTGTTGAAATTATCTTGGGATAATCAATTGAAATGGTGGTATCAAAATGGTACAATGGACTACATGGGCCGTACTCAAGGATTCCAGTCTTCTGGTCAATTCAATGGATACCGTGTAATGATGTCTCAAACTATGCCGGCTATTTGGGTAAAAGATCCAACTAAAGTCTTGAAAATTGTTATGAGAAACCCAATCACTGGTGGATCTTTCTAACCAGTCTCTATATATAAGGGAGGGGGTAACTCCTCCTTTTTTTTAAATTTTAAAACCAACAAAAACAAAAACCAACAACAATGGAAAATTTCACAATGGTAGAAACAGGCAAAGGAACAATTAAAAAAACTTCCATAGCCATCCGCCCGTTCTTTGACAATTCAGCTTCTAATATGGGATTAGAAACTTATGGTATCTCTTTATTTGATGGAGTAACCCATACTGAGCAATTAGCTTGTTTAGAAAATAATGGTGTAATAAGATACATCACTGGTCTAAATGAATTTGCTCCAGAGATTAAATTACTTATGCCAGATGACAGAGATGCAAGAGTAAAAGAAATAAGAACTGCAATAATTGAATTTGAAAAAGAATTAGCTGCAAATGTTATTGAAATTGATGATCCCCAATTTTGGAATAAAGTAAAGTTACTTAAACCTGATAATACAGAATTTTGGAATAAAATTTATTTATCATGTGGTAATGAGCCTACATTCTTAGATTTAAAAGACCCATATGATAGACTTAAACTATATGCTATTGAGGCAGGTGGTTTTTCTATTGTATGTAGAAGTTTTGATGATGCTAGATCAAGAGCAACTCCTCCTAAGTTTTACTTAGATAAAGAAGAGGAAACTGTTATGTATAGAACAGAGTATAAAAAACTCCGTAACAAAGCATTGTCTGAACTACAAAAATTATTTGATAAAAATAGTACTAAGTTATTTTACATTGCAAAAGTTGTAGATATTAACAGTACACAATATAAAAGATCAACACCCTTGGATGTTATTTATGAAAACATGGATAGACACATTAATGGTGATGGTGGTGAAACCAACAAAGAAAGAGCTGCAAAATCATTTATGGAAACAGCTAATATGGATATGGAAACATTAAAAATTAAATCAATTGTTAGAGATTCCGTATTTTTTAAGTATATTATTAATAAGGCAGATGGATATATCTACCACAGTAAGTCAAGTGCTTTGCTTGGTAGGAATGTATCTGATGTTGTTGAGTTCTTGAAAAACCCTTTAAATGAGGACATTTTAAAAGACCTAAACATAGCCTGTGAAAAGTATTGGAACTCTTAAAATAAAAATAAAATGGCAACAAAAATGTCTAAAGCCATGTATGGCAAAACAATGATGAAAAAAGATGGTACTAAAAAACCATTAAGAAAAGCTCAGGATGGTATTGAGATGAATGATGACATGATTAACAAGTCAGGTTCAACCGGTGGTTATAAAAAACCAATGAAAATTGTTAGAGGTGCATCTGCTGTAGACAGGATGTATTCAGATACTACACCAGGAGAATTACCATTGATGATGATGAAAAAACCTACTGGTTATACAAAACCCACTGGTTATAAAAAAGGTGGTATGACAATGAAAAAAATGTACAAAACTGGTGGTATGGTAAATTCTAATACTAAATTAGTAGCGGCTAAATCTGCTGGTTCTAAAGGTGTTAAAGCTGGAGTTAATCCTAAAGCTGCTGCTTCTAGTACAGCTAAGAAACCTTCTAAGCCAAGAAGTAAAGCTCCTAAGAAAGCTGTACCTCAAGCTAAATATGGTATGGCTATGAAAGGTAAATCTTGCTAAGATGCCTAAAGATGCTTGCTACAGTAAAGTAAAAGCACAGTATGCTGTGTTTCCTTCAGCAAGAGCTTCACAGGCTATTGCTAAATGTAGGAAAGGTTCAGGTACAGTTAGAAAAACTAAAGCCGGTACTGAACTTAAAAGATGGCAAGCAGAGAAATGGCAAGATACTAAATCAGGAAAACCTTGTGGTGCCGGTGGTAAAAATGAATACTGCCGGCCTACAAAAAGAGTATCAAAGGATACTCCTAAAACAAAGTATGAACTAACTCCTTCTAAACTAGCTGCTAAAAAAGCTGAGAAGTCTAAAGTAGGAATGGGAAGAAGAGTTAAAAAAGTATAGTAATGGCAACAAAGAAACCAGTTAAAAAATTAGTTAAAGCTAAAGAAGGAATTTCAACTAAGAATGCATGTCCTAGAGGTCAATGTGGTACACCACCTAATTGCCGTGAGTGTGCTGATAATACTAGAGTATCTACTTCAGGACCTAAAAAAACTATACCTTCAGTACCTACAAAAATACAACCTAAAACTACTGAACCAAAACTTACAAAAGCTGAATTAGATGCATTGTCACATCAGAAAAGAGGTATGGGGACTAGTAGTACATATGTAAAAAAATCAGGTTCTGTTAAAAATGAAACAGGAACTTTAACATCAAGTCAACAAAAACAACTTAATGAGTATATGAATAAAGCAAGCACAGCTAAAAAAGTATATGAAGCTTTACCTAATATGGGTAGAATGTTTGGTGTTAGTGCAGCAGATATCCCTAAAGGTTCGCAACTAGAAAAACAAAAAAAAGGTGGAATGGTTAAACCTAAAAAGAAAAAGTAATGGCAATTAAAAAAACAACAACTAAATCAACACCAGCTAAGAAAGCAAGTTCTTCAGTTGGTATTTCTATTTTTGGCAGTAATAAAGCTGACATGAGAAAATATGAAATTGAATCTGCTATGTCTACATTAAAGAGAGCAGCAGAGATTCAAAAAGATGCTAAGATGATGGCGGAGGTAAAAAAAGAAGCTATGAAACAAGCACAGATGTTTACTAATCTTGCATCAGGTAAAAAGATTTAGTCATGGCAAAGACAGCAGCATTTTATTCAGTGTATAGTTTTACAAATAATATTAATAATAAAAAATATATTGGTATTACTTCTGATGTAAAAAGAAGATTTAAACAACATAAAAGAATGAGAAGCAGAGCTGTTGTTTTTTGTTTGGCTATTAAAAAATATGGATTTGAAAATTTTAAATTTGAGATATTAAAAGAAAATTTAACTTTAGAAGATGCAAAACTATTTGAAGTACAGTTTATTCAAGAATTAAATTCTATGGTTCCAAATGGATATAATAGAACAAAAGGTGGTGACTCTTCTGTAAAACATACAATAGCAACTATTGAAAAAATAAAAGAAAAAAATAGACTTTATAGATTAAATAACCCAGACCCAAGAAAAGGAAAAAAACATTCAGAAGAAACTAAAAAAGTAATGAGTAAGTTAGCATCTGAAAGAACAGATAGACCAAGAGGTGATAAGCACTGGAATTATGGAAAGAAAACTAGTGACTTATCAAAACAAAAAATGAGTATTAGCCAAACATTAGGTAATAATGGTTTTGCAAAAAAAGTTATAGATTTAAATACTAATATTGTTTATTCTTGTATAAGTGAAGCAAAACAAGTATATAACATTAGTCATTCATTTATAAGCATGGTTTGCACTGGAAAAAGAACAAGTAATAAATATAATTTTAAATATTTAAAAAATTATGAGCAAGAAAAGTGTCTCACTGTCAATATCTAGAGGTGAAAAATCTAAAAGTGGTGGGCTTACACAAAAAGGTGTAGATAAGTATAATAGAACTACAGGTGGAAATATGAAGACTGCTGTAACTACTAAACCTTCTAAACTTAAAGCTGGAAGTAAAGATGCTAAGAGAAGAAAAAGCTTCTGTGCTAGAATGTCTGGGATGCCTGGACCAATGAAGGATGAAAAAGGAAGACCTACAAGAAAGGCTCTTTCACTTAGAAAATGGAATTGTTAAAAACTATATA